AAAAGCCAGGGGCCGATCGAGAATAACTCCCGATTTGATGGTTGGACACGATAAAGCGAATTCGTTCGTGTCCATGATCTGCGCTGCGATTGACAATATTCGCAGCATCATTCCGGCGTTAGAAGTTCACGCTGGGCTTGCGCCCGGTGTTCTTCAAGTGCCGGATGATGTTGCGACAGCAACAGATCTCTCCACCGTTAAGCAGTTTTGCGTGGGACTGCTTGAAAACCCTACCCACCATGCGTGGTGGCCTGTCGTCAGCTCTTTATCGGAGGAGCTGCGGGTCTCCATTGCGGGGAGCATGTTCCTGACACGGAAGATGCTGCCCGTCCTCTCTTCCCCTTGGGAAGGACACGCGGAGCGTGTCACGTCCGAGCCTTGGGGGGAGTTGCCCAGGCACTACCTGCGATTTGTTCGCAGGATAGTGGCTGAGGCTCTCCCTCCAGGCTGGGATCGTGGCTACGCCGAGCGTGTCCTCTCCTTCGTACCTCCCCTCTCCGCCTCCACCTCGACTCCAGTGTCGAGGGGCGGAGCACGGGCTCAATGGTTTGGGCGTCGTGACGCGTTCGTAGATGCGGCTTGTGGCGTCCGGGATTTTAATGTCCCGGACGATTTCAAGGTCCGCTTCGCGAACGTCGACACGGACGGAAAAAGCCGATCGGTAACGATCGCGTCGGCTTCCCAACACCTACTGGGGCCCCTTCACCGCTGCCTTTATGACGCGGTGTCAAGAAAGGACTGGCTTCTTCGTGGCGAAGCCAAAACCGGGAAATTCCGGGACTTTGTACCTGTCCCGGGGGAGGTATTCGTGAGCGGTGACTACGAAAGTGCCACCGACTATCTTCCTCTAGAGGTTGCGAGAGCAATTCTAGAGGGCGCCAGGTCTAGTGCGACACAGGTGCCTGAGAGGATTTGGGAGTTTGCTTTCAAATCGCTCGAGGCCCTGGTGGAGTACCCTGACGGGAGCTCGCGTCGCGTCGTACGCGGGCAGTTAATGGGAAACTTGCTTAGTTTCCCGTTACTCTGCCTGCAGAACTATATCGCCTTCCGTTTTTCTTTGAAGCGTACCAGTTGGAAAAAGGTACCCGTCAAGATTAACGGCGACGATATCGTTTTTCGCGCGAGCCAAGAGATAGTCGATCGGTGGACTGACACAGTCGCCAAAGTGGGATTGAAGCTTTCCCGCGGAAAGACCTTGATTCATCGAAAATTATTTTCGGTGAACTCGAGTTTTTTCCGCGCTCGCCCCAAATCCCCGCGCCTAATTCCGGTGGTCAGAAGTTCTGTTCTGACTCACGCGGTCGAGGTTCCTCACGCCCTTGCGGGCGGAATGAGGAATTATGCGCGGGGCTTCAGGGGTGAAGCTCGTACCATCTTGGAGACTGTGTATCTCCGCTCACGACGTAGGCAGGTCACAGCCTGCGGAAGGAGTGTTCTTCGCGACTTGCGGATTCCCGTGTCAGTCGACGCCATCAGGAGGATGGGCTGGTTGCGGAGAGAGGCTTACTACCTCTCTCTGCCGCCCCGCCCTCTCCCTCTGGATGTCGCCCGACTGGGGGTTCCGCGGTTGCCCGAGGGGTGGAGGAGAGATGACCTTCCTCGAGGTTGGAGGGCTCGCCGTCGAGTTCGGGCGGCCGAGAAGGGATTCTTCCATGCGCTTGTTGACCTAGCGTGGGGATGTAATTGGGGTAAGACCCAGTTATGTCGTCGCGTGTGGGACGATACGTGTGTGAAGGGAGACCTTCAAGGCTGGATCCGTTTCCGGCGGTCCTCCCGGCTCCGTGGACTTGGTCGCCTCGGACGTTGCAAGCAGTATCGCCAGCTCGCTGCGATGCAACGTGTCGACGAGGCGCT